CATGGCTTCGTTTACAGTTACTCCCCGTCCAGTGAAAACCGGACATTTGAGGAGAACTGAAGAATCCATGACCGGGAACGTTAGTTCCCTGCACACTAGTGCACCTGAGTCGGTTTCCATCCCTATGGGAGGCCGCCGGCTCAAGGATACACGTCGTCAGCGCTTACCCCCTGGAAAGGGGCGTCGCTGGCAAAGGCGTGTGGTCCGATTTGACGATGAGTTTAGGGGAAGGAGTAGTCCCGTGCTGAATGTATTCCATCAGGAATGCAAACGGCTCGGCAGGAAGACTAAAGTGAGCGCGCGCCGCCGCCTGATCCAGTGCCTTAGGGCACTGGCGGCAGCCGTCGCAGCTCACACCGGTCGTCCGGTCACTCTCCGTCCCCATCATGTAGGACCAAAGGATGTCATCCAAGCCTGGCTTACAAAGGCATTGCGATCAGTCCAGAAACTTGCAGCAAACAGTGGCGTAGAATACGCACTGCGAGCTGTCAAGAATCTGGCCGCAAGGGCCCGTGTTGCCTGGCTAAATGGACGTCCTCTGGGCTCTTGGGCGCCGGTGCGTACCCCACCTAAGCAGTTGAGGAGCGATAAGTTCTTCGCTCAATTCAGCTACGTCAGTAGGGCGCTTCCGGAACCCCCCCAACGCGTGGTGGACGAAGCTCTGGTTAAACATGAGAGTGTCCTTACGAGTGTCTTTACGACACCCGAGAGGCACCTATGTTCAGCTAGAACATTCGCCCGCGATTGGGGCCAAAAGTACCTTCCAGGTAGTATTAGCGAGATGCAAATCACCGCTGATACTACCCTGTCTAGTAGTGCGTGTTATACACACAACACAAGACAAGGAGGTGCTTTCGCAAGAGTTCAGGAGATACTAGAGACTGCAGAAGAGTACTGCGGCAACCGTCCACCTGGTCTATTAGACCAAGAGTGGATGGACCGGGTTGTCGAGTACCGCGTGATGCAAGCCTGCCTACCTAGAGTGGAAAGGTTCCAAGAGGAACCTTGCCGCTCAAAGGTCAGAGTTGTCCGCGAGAGAGGCCTTAAGGCTAGAATAGTGACTGCGTCAGAGACGGAGTTTATTATTCTAGGCCATAAGGCAAGGAGGAAGATCCTCCAAGCTCTCAAGCGTGACAAACACTGTTCCGATGTCCTTCAAGGCAACCACGGCAAAGCCGTGGCGCGCCTGTCGGGCGGAAAAGGCGAGCTTCTATCGTGCGACCTTACTGCAGCGTCGGACCTTATGCCCTTAGATCTCGTCGCAAGTCTTGTCGAGGGTCTTTTAGACACTCAACTGTTAGACTGCGAAGAGAGCTTAGGGCTTCGTGCTTGTACTGCTCCAATGTCGATCGAATGGGGGGAAGGTGGTTCTGGAACCACCTCTTCAAGAGGGATCTTGATGGGTCTACCTACAACCTGGGTACTGCTTTCGCTGTACCACCTATGGTTGTGGGCTGACGCCAAGATGATCTCTCCGATTCCTCCATTCGCTCGTGACCTCCGTCGAGCCTCAGTGCTTTATAGCATCTGCGGCGACGACGCTGTGGCGATTGCTCCTTCACCGGTCTTAGACCGGTATGAGGAGAATCTCACACAGACTGGAGGTGACATTTCAGGAGACAAGCACGCGAGGTCCAGTTCTAGGTGTGTTTTCACGGAGGAACTATGGCAATTCCCGTCGCGAAAGGAGATCTGGAGATACTTCTGTAAAGGAAGTATCTTCCTGATCGTCCGTGACGCGCGGGGACGCAAGCGCCGGAGACCAATCACAGAGCACTGTAAAGTGCTCCATGTGTTCGGTTCTCCTAAGAGAATCCAAACTATCACCCTCCGCGGCCTTACAGGCCCTCAGGAGGGGATGTTTATTGGTCCAAGCTCTTGCGTGCCTAGTGGTGGTCCAGAGTCTTTTGCTGCTGGTGCAGCCGTTGAGGCGAATATCGCCTCCGGCGCCGACCCCTTACGGGTGTGGGCAGTGCAACAGACTTTAATGTCGAGAGACAAGAAAGTTGTAAAAGACCTTGGAGTTCCCGTGTTCCTCCCCCGATGCCTCGGAGGCGCCGGCTTCATCACCAAGCACGGATACGATGCTCCCCTTAAGAGGGTTGCGTCTAAGCGCGATCGTAAGATCGCTGCTATCCTAGCTTCTGGTAATGTCGACTCCTCCATTTTCTCACGAAAATGGCAACAGGGATTCTCTTCCCCTACCTTCCAAATGGCCTCGGATGAGGTTGACAGTTATTTGTCCCTCATTCGCCATGCGAAGAAACCTTCAGATTGGAAACCTGAAGGTGAGTGGTTTGACCAGGGTGAGAAGGCTGTCTTTCTACAGAATTTGATTCTGCGGATAGATCGCCGACTCTCCTGGGCCTTACCTCATTGTTTTCGTCAGAAAACAGGTAAGTTTCAAATCGCTCGACTTCTTGGCAATGCCAGACGGAAGACGCTCAAGTGCTGGCCTGCAGTGGCCCCTATGAAAGGGTCTGTGCGGCGTGCGCTTGATGCGATAAGGGAAGAAGATGCTAAACACATATATCTCCCACCTACACGTGATCCTCTCTATCCCGAGTGCTTCGGCCGCCCAGTGGGCGGCAGGGATAAAGAGTCTCATGCTCATCGTCAACGGTTGCGTTTCGCAGTTCGAAACGCAAGGCTCCATTCAGCTTCGGCTGAATGAGGCCGGTGAAGTCACG